AGACTTTTCACCAAGAAAAGGATTTTTATGCAAGGAATACTTTAAAATATTGTGAGATGAAATTAAACAAAAAGACAGAGCGACTTATTAAACGTAAAGCCGCTGAACTTAAAAAATTATACGAAACTCCTAATCCCGAAGTAGATAAAATTATTTCTGAATTGAGAGCAGAAGCAACGAAACTTCCACAGAACATGAGTAAGGAAGAAGAGATTGCTTATATTCTGAAAAAGGCTGATGAAAATTGCGATCATATAGA